TTGAGACGATAATGGAGGTAAAGAAAAAAGATTATGGAAATTAACAGGGTAGTCCCCCACGATACGGAGGCCGAGAAAGTCGTGCTGGGGACGATAATGACGGAAAGAAACGCATTGAATGAGGTAAGGGATATATTATCCCCTTCTTGTTTCTATGATCCTTTCCATAGGGCCATGTTCGAGGCTATATCCAACATAGACGGCAGAGGAGATAGACCGGACATGATAGCCGTAGCCAACGAGATGATGAAAATAGACCCTTCCACGGACATGCTAAGGTTAAGCCAAGTATCCACATGCATGACATTCGACATCTACCAACATGCCGCCCTACTGCATGACAAGGAGAAGAGAAGGAGATTTATCGATATCGGAGAGGAGTTGATATCAAGGGCTTACTCCGAGTCGGACGATATCGTTGACACGTTATCGGATACAGAGGACAAGCTCAAGGGGCTTTTCCAGACATCAAAAGACAGCGTATTTACCCTTAGGGAAGCGATCAAGGAGGTATCAAGGCAAATGGCGCTTAACGCATCCGATGACAAACAGCTAACAGGAACGCCTACCGGATTCCATGAAATAGACAAGCGTAGCGGGGGATTACAGAGATCAGATCTCATAATCATAGCGGCAGATACGTCTTCTGGAAAGACATCCCTAGCGGTAGCCTTATCGTTATCCGCCGCCAAGAATGGTGATGGGATAGCGTTCTACTCTATGGAAATGAAAAAAGAGCAGATAGCGGCTAGGATGATATCCATGGAGTCAGGGATACCCGCCAACGAGATCATGTATTCAAGACTCTTGCCCGAGCAATTCAACCGTATCGACATGGGAATAGGAAAGATCTACGATAAACCTGTTTATTTTGACGACAGGAGCACTTCCAATATCGACACGATACTTTCATCCATCCGTACGATGAAACTCAAATACGGCATATCTGGGGCGATAGTGGATTACCTGCAAATATTGTCCGTTAATATGAGAGGTAGCAATACCGAGCAACAAATGGGTGAGGCCGCTCGTAGGTTGAAGAATCTGGCCAAGGAACTAGACATATGGATCATCGCCTTGTCCCAGCTAAACAGGGACCAAATGAATCCGGCCCCCTCATTGGCAAGATTAAGAGCCAGCGGACAAATAGCGGAGGCCGCCGATGTTGTCATGCTGATCTATAGGCCTGAGCTTTATGGAAAATATTATCCTGAGCCTTTCCAGAATTATCCCGTGGGCGGAACAGCCATGATAGATATAGCGAAAGGAAGAAATATCGGATTAGCCAAGTTTATCGTGAAATTTGACGCAAAGACCACTCACTTTATGGAATATGATGATAGCGGGTTCACTATAAGCCAAGAAGTATCACAAGAAGAACCATTTTAAAAAACAGATCATGGAAATAATCAACAGACTGAAGAACACCCCTACCGGTTTGATCGTGTTGGTAGGAGACATGAAAATTATCGTGGAAAAGTACAGGCCGTACTACAACGGGCAGAACAAGATCCCGTGCAGGGGATGCGTCTTCCGGGACGAGGGAGCGAGATTCTGCGAGTACAGCAAGGCTTGCATGGCCCATCTGAGGCCGGATCATGAAAGCGTAGTTTTTGCTAAAACGAGAGAGACATGAATGTTTTATCCTTATTTGACGGAATGTCTTGTGGTAGGATCGCATTAAGAGAACTCGGGATTGAACCGGAGCATTATTATGCGAGCGAGATCGACAAGTTCGCCATATCCCAAACGAGGCTGAACTTCCCGGATACGATACATTTAGGGGACGTGACTAAGTGGAGGGAATGGGAGATAGATTGGGGAACGATAGATCTCATACTGGCAGGAAGTCCTTGCCAAGGATTCTCTTTCGCCGGCAAACAACTGGCTTTCGATGATCCTCGAAGCAAGCTCTTCTTCGTATTCGTGGACATACTGAACCACGTGAAGGCACTGAACCCGGATGTGTTCTTCTTGCTTGAGAACGTGAACATGAAGAAAGAGCACATGCGGGTAATTACTGAGTATTGCGGTGTTCATCCAGTCAACATAAACTCAAATTTGGTGTCGGCCCAGAACCGGAACCGGTGGTATTGGACGAACATAAGGACAAGGAAGGTCGGACTGTTCGGGGAGATCCACTCAGACATACCGCAGCCAAAGGACGAGGGTATATTGTTAAGGGATATCTTGGAGGAAGAGGTTGACGAGAAATATTACCTGAGCGAGAAGGCCATTAGGTATATCTCAAACGATAAACGTATGGAGAAACGATTCACCCATATCGACGGGGATAAAGCGGTCTCCTTGATGGCCGTTGGCACATGCAATAACACCGGGACCTTTATCTCAGTAAACGGGAAGGCACCATGCCAACGTGCCAGTGTCGGAGGAGGGTTTGACACCAGACATAATTGCAGGATCATAAATACCTCCGGTATACCAAGAAAATCTCAGGACAAAGCCTCATGTCCCTTAGCTGGAGGCCATGGAGCAGGAAACCATTCGGATATGGACTTGATCCTGCAAAGACCTAGGGGCAATAATAAAGGGAATGTTTTCCGTGGCAAGACTCCAACCTTATCGTCAAACGCATGGGAACAGAACAATGTGCTCCATAGTATTATCCAGTTAAATGAGAGTAAGGAAAGCGGGGGTATCCAGCCATATCAACAAAACAGGGTATATGACGCGAATGGACAATGTCCGGCCTTGTTAGCCGAGATGAGCGGAAGAAGCCATGCCATACTTAGTGTACGACAAAAAAGAAACTTGAAAGATCAAGACGGAAAATCGAACTCATTACTGGCCTCCTCATATAAAGGATCACAAGCTAATGGCATGACCCTAGTGGAGACATCATCTATCCGGAGATTGACCCCGATCGAGTGCTCTAGGCTACAAACCGTTCCTGATTGGTACAAATGGGATTGCTCTGATACGCAGATATACCGTTTGTTGGGCAATGGATGGACTATCAAGGTTATACAACATATACTTAGTTTTCTAAAGAAAGACATTCATCATAGTTGAAAGATGCATTCATCTATGATGAGAGCAAAGAAAGAATATAAAATTACATGAGAACACCAATCACATATTATGGAGGCAAGCAAAACTTGTCCGAACGCATTGTATCAATGATGCCTAGGCATAAGATATATTGCGAGCCATTCTTTGGAGGAGGAGCGGTATTTTTTGCGAAGCCTAAAGCAGGCATAGAAGTGATCAATGACAAGAACGACTTGTTGATAAACTTTTTCAAGGTCTGCCAGTCCGCATCCAAATTTAAGGAGTTACGTGAGAGAATCCGGTTATCGCTACATTCCGAGTCTGACTACATTAGGGCTAGGAACATTTATCGAGGACGATCTGATGTCTCGGATGTAGACAAGGCTTGGGCCGTATGGATCATGGCAAATGAGTGCCATTCTGGTAGCTTGTATGGAGGATGGAAATTCTGTAACGGTACCGCCGGGACACACTTCGGGAAGGTTTTCAGGAATAAGCGTGAGGAGTTCAACGATAAATTGTACGATCGCCTATCAGAGGTGCAGATTTCCTGTAGGGACGCGTTGAAAGTTATCAAGAACAGGGATAGCGTTGATACGTTATTTTACCTTGATCCTCCTTATCCCGGGGCGGTTCAAGGTCATTATTATGGTTATGGGGAGAATGACCTTGCGGATCTGCTAGATCTTTTGTCTAGGATCAATGGCAAATTCATTCTTAGCAATTACTGGACTGACACCTTACGCTCCTTTGTCAATGAAAACAAATGGAACCATAAGGAAGTAAAAGTCACCACTCATACGGCCGTTCACTCTCGGATAAGGGAGAGTACGGAGGTTGTTTTGGTTTACAATTACGAGATTGAGAAAACATTATTTTGATATGAGAAACAGGGAATTGATCGCTCTACTCCAAGAGCAAGACCCGGAAGCGGAGGTAATGATCCGCACGTCCGATGATCAATATTACTACGATTTAGTGGACGTGTTCACGGATAAGGATGGGGATGTCATAATACAGGAGGGGTAAATATGGCTAAAGAATACGCTATAGGCGAGACGTTCCGTCAAGGGAAGGTTAATCTAAAGGTTTGCGAGGGTCTTTGTATTGACTGCTATTTCTTCAACAGAAAGAAAGAAGAATGCGCAAATATGGCTTGTTTGGATTTCCAAAGAGAAGACAATCAAGATGTAATATTTTTAGAGGTGAAGGAGGATAAAGAATGTTGACTAAAAGTATGATTTCAGAAGGTTTGCTGCAATACTATAATTGGCAAACCGATTACTG